TGTGCCTCCTTTGTCTATTCCGTCTTGGTATAGAAGTATGTCGTTTTGACCTAAAAACCCATCTATAGAGTCTACTGGAGTCGCGGATGTAAGGCCAGTAGATAGATTGATTCTCTTGTTCGTTAATACATCAACACTGTCTGCTGTGATGTAGTTTGGAGTCCAGTTCTTCCAAAGGCCATCAGAGTCTCTGCGAAGAAGTTGCCCAACAGTTGGAGAAACTATTAAAGCATCGTGAATCTCATTGAGTTCAAATCCGTTTTGAATGCTTACAAAGATTTCACCATTGTTGGCGTTTGCACGAGTAATTACACCAATGTAAACGAGGTGAGCTGGAGCAACTGGCTTGTTGGTTAATCCAAAGATTAGATTACCATTTGTTCCCAACCAAACAGGTTGACCAGCGGTTGCCCCTGCTGTATTAAGTCCATCAATAAGACCTTCTGTGATTACAAAGAAGTGTCCGTTTATTGCGGCAGTTGAAAGAGCAAGTCCAATTGTCTTAGAAGATGTTGCCTCACTCGCGTTAGAAGCAAGACCAACAATCATATTTGTTCCGTCAGCAGAAGTAACGTAAACAGCCTGACCTTTCGTGATTGCTACGCCAGCCTTTACCTCGTGCTGTACTTTAGAAACGTAGTCTGCATTATCAATAGCAGAGTTCACCCACTCTTCACCATCAAACATCAAAACATCACCAACAGCAGCGCTAGTAAGAGTTACATCTCCAATGTCGTCAAGATTACCCATCGCAGTAAGGTAAACACTTGTGTCTACAGTCCCATTGGCCTTTAAGAACCCAGAGGCAGTGCCTGTTGGAGTCTTAAATCCCTGGAAGTTAATCTTTCCGTCTGTGTCAATATATCCTTGCGTAGTTCCTTGCCAGTCAAAAGACAATATAGGTTCAGCGGGCTCGCCCTGCTGAGGTTGAATGCTTCCATTTACATCTGCATCAATAGTCAGAACACCGCCATTTGACTGCAAGATTGGCGTAGATACTGAAGTGGAAGTTAGTCCACCAACGCTTATGTTGTTTGTGGTTGTGCTTCCTAGGTCCGTAACAGCATCAAGGGTCTGAGTCTCTGTGTATGAGGTCAGGTAGGTGGTTGTGTCGACTGTTCCGTTAGCCTTAAGGAAACCAGAGCTAGTGCCACCAACAACCTTAAAACCAGCATTTGCAATAGCGTAGCCGTCTGCATTAACAACAAACTTATTGTCTCCCATCCAAGAGACATACAACAAATTTGGATTAGGCTCACCTTGGTCAACTTGCTGTTCGCTGTTTATTGTGAGAACACCTTCACGCTCGATTAGCGGAGTAGTTACAACAGCAGCAGTTAAAGTACCACCAGTATTTAGGTTAGCAGCAGTAATTGAGTTAGTAGTTGTGCTACCTACATCAGTTACTTCTTCAAGACCTGGTATTCCTGAAACGCCCTCATCATCCGCTACCCACTGACCAACACCACCAGACTCAATCCATCGTAGAATCTGACCGCTTGTCGCTGCATTTGTAGAACTAACAGTTCCGTCAGCAAGAAGTATTTGTTTTTTGATTCCAGATGGAGTCTTGAATCCAGTAGCCGTAACCAATCCACCAAAAACACTTTGCCCACCGAGTGGCTGAATGTTTAGCGTTGATGGAGTAAATGTGGTCTCAGTTGTTCCTTCTTCTCCCTCTGTTTCACTTGGAATGAATTCCGTTACCTGACTTCCTACTTGAATCTTGTTCTTTGACGCTAACAGATATATGTCAGCATCATCAACTCCGCCAATGTGAATGGAACCTTCTCCAATAACACCAGTTGTTATGTCTACTTGTCCAACTGTAAGATTTGTTGGCATTGCCAAACTACCAACACCTAATCTTGTTCCGTTCGTTACAACGGTAGATGTTTCGGCATCACCAAGAGCCGTTCCGTAGTAAATCTTATTTAACGAAAGTGGAGCAGCATCAATCCACTGACTAGTGCTGTGAACATACACTAACCTAGAGCCATTTACTGGCGTGGTCAATGTGACATCAGATAGGTCATTTAACGAGCCGTAACTCGTGAGGAAGTTAGGTGCCCAGTTAACCCACGAAGTGCCGTCATATCGCAGCAAATTGCCCGTAGCGGCAGTGCTGATAACTACATCCGTAAGGTCGTTTAAGTTTTGTACGTTACTGCTTCCAACAGTAACCCAAGAAACACCACTTCCAGTAGATGAGAGAACCTTTCCAGCAGTACCAATAGACCCGCTATTGTCACTTAGTGTACCAAGTAAACCAACCTGTGTAACGAAGAACTTTTTGCCTTCAATGCGTTGATTGCCCAGCGTTCGGACAAACGTAAACAGATTCTCTATCATAGACCTTATGCGTTAGTATCGCAATCGCCTTCAATTGGGTATACTGGGTAGTATACTGAAGACTGCTGCGAATCCTCCTCGTTGAACAAATCGTTAGTGCTGGACTGAGCAAGCGCCAATAGCGTTGCATCACCCTTGATGTAATTTACAATCCGTTGATTGATGTAACTAATCTTAGAGTCCAGCCCGCTAGAGATTCCATCGAGGGCATATTGGTCTAAATTTCTTTCTTCTGCCTTTGTCGTACCAATAGCTGTGCGAATGGTAGCAATAGCGCTACGGACAACGTAAAGAGCAAGACCGTACTTAACGAGCTTGAACAATCCAGCTTCAGCTGTGGTCAAGTCCTCTTCGTAAACCTTTTGCTCCAAATCTTCGTACAAGTCCGTACCAAGCAAGTCCTGAATAGAGGTAGCCTGCTCAAGCATAATAAGAGACAACAAAGAAGAACGGTCCAGCTTCTTTGGAAGCGGGTAGTTCTGGTAAACGTAGTTGTCGTCAATAAAGATGACTTTTACAATGCTCATTGCTCGGCAGGTATGTCGTTAATGTTTGCTCCTTTGATTGATTCGAGGTCAATCTTCTCTTCAATGATAGACAAGTCAATCTTGTCGTAGCCAACCGTAGCCATAACTCGGTTTACCGAATCCATAATGTTAGCTCGGTTAGGAAGTGTTTCCGTAGCACGGAAAATCTGGTATGCAGTAACAAGTTCGTTACCTGTGCCTCCAAGCTTACCAGCCACCATAACACCAAAAAGAGTTGGTGAGGTTACGTTGTGAGCAGTAAGAATCTTAGCGTCGTTCAAACGGCTAAGGATGTCAATGGTCTTGTCAAGGTTGCTAATGTCAAGCGGAGTGAAGATAGGAGCATCTTCTTTGCTCTTAACCCAAGAGGCGATTACAGTCTCTGCCTCAGCACCAACAAACGAAGCCTTGAATTTATCAAACTCTAACTTCTTTTGTTCATTCGACATATTACGTCCAACGAATGTTGCGAGAACTTTCGGAGTAAAGCCGTTTGCGGCTGAGTTTCGAATATGCTTACCAAATTCGTAATCCGCACTGATAAAATGGAACGCTGAAATGTAGTTCGGCACACCATAATAGTAATTGTTGCTGTATGGGTTCTTGACATAAAGAATCTGCTCTTGTTCTTTACCAAACTTGTCAAAAGCAGCAATCTTGCGGGGCTGGTTGTGTTGCATAGACACATCGCCCTTACCGAACTTACGGCGCACAATGTAGTGAGTGATGCGACCATTCTCATCTGGCTCAGCAATCCGTACACCTTTTACATCCAAAGACTTAAACTCAATAAGCTTGTTGTGGTCTTTGTTCCACTTGATGTAAAAAGCAAATGCTCCGTTTAGCTCCTGTTGGAATGATGCGTGTACAATCTGCTCGTACAAACCTTGTGATTTTCCAGCACAGTTAGCCAAGAACGCCTTAATCTCAGCTCGTTTGATTGGAGCCTTGAATGCTGCATCTACGTTGTAGAGCAATCCATTACCAGCAACCATCTTAGCTTTCTTGGTGACAATACCAGCGTGAACAGGTGATTGGTTGTATAGTCGCTGAAGAAGAATAGGAAAGTCATCTCCGTATCCAAACTTGATGTAATCGCCAGCAAACGTATTGCCTACAGCATAGCGACTATCAAGATTTTCAATTGACTTTTCGAGCGGGTTGGTTGCAATGTTGCTATCCTTCGCAACGACAAAAGTGTTGGAAGCAAAGAAGTCAACAACCTTATTGAAAATGCTCATCTTTTACAATAATTTACAAGTTACTTATCTTAACTGTAGTGGTAAATAACTCTTCGTTACTATCAGAGTTCTCAAAAGTGTAGTCTTCCACCAAACAAACATACTTGCCATATGTGCGGAAGTCATCATAAATTTCAAGCTTGTACTCGCCACCAGCAATCTCTTGAGATTCGATGTTCAAGTCTATGCCAATAAAGTCTTTGGCTATATCAAACTCGTACTTGTCGTACAGGTTATCGAAGACATATTCCTGTCCACCAACAATCTTGGTGAGCTTAATGGTAAATGGAATATCTGACATAGCAGGAGCCTTCACAAATGATAGCTCGTTAGTTTGTCCGTTCAGAATCAGTTTCATAGAATAAAGGTAATAAAAAAAGGGAGGGGAAACCCCTCCCTTTCCCCAAGTTTGGGGTTAATCAAATTATACGAGGTCAGCCCACTCAGCATCAGAGATAGTGTACGCAAGTGCGTTCTCTTCTCCAACGAGGGTCAACTGGTAGCGGTTCTTGTCGGTACGAGCAGCACCAGAAGCACCATCTACAGTACCAGCGTAAAGACCAAAGTCAAAACCAACCAAGTGCTTAGTTCCAGCAGCAGTCTCAACGAAAGCTACGATTTCAGCGCCTGGAGTGGCGATTTCCTCAAGAGCGTTGCGCTTGGCAGGGTCCATACGCAAAAACTCCATAGTAATAGTAGGAACAACAGAAGCAGAACCGTCAGCGTTTACCGTCTTAACATCGGTAAAGTTAGAGAATCCGTCTTTGTTATTAAATCCAAGCTCAAGCAGGTCATTACCAGCAGTAACCAAAGCGGCCTTAAGGGTCGTAGTTACAGTGAAGGTAGCAGCACCAGCAGTAACAGATACAAGACCTTCGAGTTCTGACTTGTCAGCAAGGTATACGGCCTTCAGTCCACCTGAAGCAATTGAGCCACAAGCGTAAGAAACTGCAAGACCAGTAAAATCAACAGCACATCCCATTTTTATATAGTTTTTAAGTGAGAGGGGGCTTTCGCCCCCCTCGGTTAATTATTAGGCGAAGTTCTTGGCGTAAACGATTTCCTCACCTTTCAGGTAAGAGAAGCCCAGCTTGAACTGACCCCAGATTTTGTCGCTAGAAAGCTCTGATTCGTACTTCATATCGATAGCGCGAACGTCATTGTAGTTGTCAGTCAACATAACGATGTTCTCAGGAGCAGAGATGATGAATGAACCAGCAGCAAGTGAAGGGAAGTGGATAACCTCCATACCGTAGTAGGCAGGGATATTTCCTTCAACAACACCTTGAGCAGTCGTGGTGTACAAACCAGCGATAGCGATTTGGTAAGCTTGAACAGCAGCAGTTCCCATAAAGAAAGCAGGCTTCAACTGACGGTCAGCGTCACCGTAAACGGCAGCCAACATATTAGCGCTCATAACTTGGTAAGCACCTTCCATTTTGTCAAGGATGTTAGCAGAAGTCAAAGCAGCGTTCGTGTCGTAGTCAAGAACAGCAGTGTCGGCAGAAAGCTCGGTAGCAAGCTCTGTAGCAGCAAGCTCGAGAGCCTTTTGAGCAGAAAGCTTAGCGAAGTAATCGAAAACCCAATCTTTGAACTGAGCGTCCATAGTCTCTTCGTTGTGCTGACCTTGCTTAAGCAATACAGAACGGTAGGTAGTCTCGAGGACATCCTTACAGTTCAAGAAAGCCCACTTGTAGGTCTCAACAGTCATCTCCTTCTCATCGATAGAGGCAGAAGATTGTGCGTCGAATACACACAGGTCGTTACCAAAAGTCAAGCTAGCATCGAAGATGGGAACTTGTACTTTTGACTTAACACCGTCGATAAGACGGAAACGGTCCAACACTTTGGCGCTCTTTACCATCGTATCGATAAAGAGGTCGGGGGTGCGGTTGCCCCAATCTAAAGTTGCAACTGAAATTGCCATTTTATTTTGAAATTTTAATAATATACAAATTAGTAAAGACGCTTGCCAAAGAACTTGTCAATCATCTGGATTTTGTCAGAGGTGATTCGTTCGAATTTAACCGTCTTATCAACAGGCTTAGCTTCCTCTTCTTGTCCCTCTTGTTCAGCGGACAATGCCAATTCAGCTTCTTCGACAGAGGCATCCTCTACCTCTTCTAGTTGTACTTCTACAACTGGCTCTTCAACTACTTCCTCAACAACCTCTTCAAGGACAACTTCCTCTTGAGCTTCTTCGGCGAGTTCTTCGGTTTGCTCTTCGGCTACTTCTTCAGCAACTTCTTCAGCAGGCTCTTCTGAAAGGGCTTCAGTAGCCTCTTCCGTTGCTTCAACGACTTCATTGAACTGCTCCTGAGATTCAGCCCAAAGTTCCATCAAAGCTTCAATTTGTGCGTTTTGAGCAGAGATAGTAGCCTCCATTTTCGCGAGGCGCTCTCCTAACTCAATAGCGAATTTGAAATCCATATCACTTTCGAATTTATGTTCTACCATATCAAAATTTTTCACCTCAATAGAAAATCCATTAAGGCCGCTTGCTTTAATCTCATCACGAATCTCTTCTGACTTGACATACGCTTTAGCAAATACAGTTCCGACTGGTAAATCGAAACCGTACATCTTACTCTTGTCTTCTTCTCCTTCCTTAACCCACATCTCAAGCATATAAACCTCATCGGTCTCATATTGGTGCTGGATGTTGAACGAGTTGTGGAGACCTTTCTCTGCGTAGCCCATCATCATCTTCTCGATGGTGTCTACTGAGAACTGGACATAGTATCCACCGTTTTCTCCTTGACGGTAGATTGGTTTGTTTGGAATGATGACTGGCCCAACAACAACTCCCTTTTCATTATCAACGAAGAACATATCTTTCTCTTCTGAGAAGTAAATAAAGTTCTCTTGGATTGCTGGGTTGGTCACCAAAGAAATACGATACATACCAGCTTCGCCATTGTCTTTCATAACAATGTCAAAAAGAGGTAAATCTTGATTAATCGGTTTCATACTTCGTTAATATACAATTTAACGTATTACTTTACGGAAGCCGCATCAATTCCCACCATTGTGAGGAATTCTTCAAGGGTGATGTCAACGCCTTCAGATACTAAGTTTCGGTATTCCTTCATAGCCGTCTTCATACGGTTCTTTGGGTCTTCAATAGAGCGAATAATGTTTACGATTCCCTCTACCATCTCGACATCATTGTCATCAATTGAGTCAATTGAGAAACGACCATTTCGGATAGATTCTGCTTTGCGGATAGCCCAGTTCACACCACTTGTTCCGCCCCAGATAAGCCAAGCGACATAACCGCGGTCTTTCCAAGGGGTAGCTGCGTACTTTGGGTCTACGTTGCTGTTTTGGCGGTGGCGATTAAACGCAGCCATCCGAGCAATCGTTGAATACGAAAGTGCCTCACGACTAGCGAGTTGATTGGCACGAGTCCAGCCAATAGAGGTTCCTCCTTTTACTTCATCTCCGTATTTCTCACGCCAAGCAAGTGCGCGCTTAGCGTTATTGGTTGCTGACTGTGGGTAGTCGTTATAAGTCTTTGCCATCTGATTAATCTACAAATATGACCTCAAATTTCCCGTATACATAGCCATCATAAATCTTAGCATCGCTTAAAGAGTTTACAATAAAGTTCTCTTCGGTCTTATTAAACCTAAACTTCTTTTTGTATAGGTCTCCACTCTGAAACATAGCGTCAGGGATAGCAGCATAGAAAGACATCTTATTGCTCTCATTAGCTATAAACCTCTCGGTTCCAACAAGATAATCATAACCGTCTGCTGTTGAGCCATCTGCCAACATAAAACGCAAATCTTTCTGATTGCCTGTAAGTGAGTTCACTGGATATCCCTGAAGCTCATAAGTTCCCACTGGTTTGTAAAGAATTTGCCTTATTCTTTGACCATAATCATTGTACTCCCTAAATACTGGATACCTAAGTGATGTAGCAAAGTTGTTTTCTTGCAAATAGAAAATTCTAAGTCCAGCTTTGTCGTAGTCTGGGAACTCATTTTTTATGTCTCCAATTTCTTGAATTGAAATAAGTCCGCTGTTCAATAGGACAGGGTCTGTAAAAAACTCATCACCACAAATGGTCTTTTGTATTGGATTAATCAATGAAGTTATAAACTCTATTGATTTTTCACCAACACCGTTTTGATTCAAAACGCCATCAAAGCTTCCGACAGCAAGTCCGTTGTCAAACTTGTCGTAAAGGCCGTCGTTCTCCTTATTTAAAAGCTTTAGTGTTTTTGGTGGCTTTGTGCCAACCGAGATTTCGTAGGGCTTTAGAGAGTCTATGTATTGGTCAAACAATCCAGTTGTCAACCTGACATCTTTTAGATTGTCTAATATAACATTCCCACTTGTGTAGTCATAAACAAGACTCAATCCAAAACGCTTCATAATGTCAATAACCAAGTCGTAAACTTTAATTGACTTATTATTTAGCAAAGATTCTTTAAACTGAAAGTTATCGTTTGGACAAGTTGCTGGAACCGAACTGTGATTATCTACTTTAATTCCAAGCAGGCTCCAATCGTAACCAAAGGTTCTCTTTTTTACGGCATCACCTTCTACAAATGTAAAGTCTTCAACTTCCAGCGATGCGGTAAGAGTAGATGAGCCAATTAAAACCTTTATGTATTTATCTACAGTGATACTTCCACTAACCATCTCTACAGATATAGCACAAGAATATGTGCTACCACCACGTAGCTCGTATGCTATTGTGTCGTCTAGTTCAGCCGTAAAAGTTGGAAAGTTGATGGTTCCAAAGTCAACATTTGCAGAACCAGATGGTATTGCATCAATTCCAGAGTTGTCAGAAAAACCAGTTGGAGTTAGTTGTACTGGCGTTCCGTTTGGATTAACCATAGGAATCTTATACTTTGGTACGCTGCCGCTATTATAAGACTCATATATTAAAACATATGGAGTGAAAACAGCATTACCAAGGTCTGTGATTTTGTTTATCGCTGGAATGATTGCATCATCATTTTCTGCATCGGTATACTCTGATGTCGCATAGCAAGTCTTTAAACCAGATATGGTAACAGTGCCAGAGTTAAACGCAAACTTTGCATTAAACCCAGAGCCATATGATATATATCCCACATTCTCATCTCCCCAGTCGGCAACGCCAGAAGACTTTCTAACTTGGTCTCCGTATTCTCTTGAAATTACAGCTTCACCTACTGCGTAGTTTGTCGGACCGAATGGCTCATATGATTCTTTTGACGGAAGGTAGTAGTTTGAAATACCAACCGAAACTCCACTTCCTACATTAACTTCTGCTCCATCCCATTGGTTTGAATTCTTTTCTACGTTGTACGGAAAAGGAAACAAAAAACTTTCTCTCTTACTGGCTGGAGTCGCAGAAAGATAAGTTGGGTAAAGTATGTATAGGTTTTCTGGGTCCCAAGAACCAGTGCCAGAAATGAACTTTGATGTGTATGCTATGCCAGCAGTGCTAAACACGCGGTCAAGAAAGTCAACAACTCTAAGCGCAGGCATAAGTCCAAACTTTTTGCCGCTAGTTCCCCAAGCTGTAAATTGACGTGATTCATATCCTGTTGTTTTTTGAATGTTATCGAAGTCAATAAATGGTATCTCAATATCTCTTTGGCTATATCCTTGATTTAGTGATAGGTATGTATTGAGCGTTCTAACTTGAGTAGAAAAAGAATCATTGTATATATCTCCTATCTCAAGTTCCCTAACAAGTTTTGAAAATTCAGAAACTCTATCCTTTAATTCCAGAGAAAATATAGGCTCTGTTGAGTTTATTGTGGCTGATATAATTCGTGCCCTTCCAGATGAAATAACATCACCATTGCTGTAAACTTCGTAATTGTAGTCTGAAAGAGGAATGCCGCCATATCCAAATGTATCATCGTAACCAAGAACAGTTTTGTTCTTTGCTGTATATGGAACATCAGCATTAAACGTAAACGGAATCTTGATTGCATCAATGTTTGTGGTATCGTAGTAGTCTACGCCGATGTTGATTTCCTGATTCGGAAACAAATCAAGAAACTGGTTATTTACTCGTAGCCTGTAACTCATACCTTGCTTGATGCCAAATTAAAACTTACTGAACTCTTAAACTTATCATTAAAGATGTCAAAGGTAGAATCATTAATGCTAATCTTGTAAGCCTTTTGACTGCACTCTTCAAGGATAAAGATTGTGTCTGCCATCAAAGCATCCTTTGAATTCCAGAAGTTTCTGCGAAGATTGTCTACAGTAAGAACGTGAGTAATCTTTTTAGAGTAAGCAATCATCAAGTCTGAGTAGTGAGCCTTCTCAATTTCTGATGTGATTCGATATGTGTTTGCGTAATTTGCAACCGAATCGGAATAAAGGTCAACGCTGTAAACTACAACCATATATGTTTGACCTCCTCGCTTTGAAAAGTCGTAAAAGTTTTTGTCAATCTTTGCAGCAATTGTAACTGGGAAGTCTCCAATTGGCTCACCCATAGCTGTTCCAGTGACGTAAAAAACTCCAAACTCTTGAAGGTCGGCTGTGTTGTATATGACTGCCACATCTCCACTACTTGGAGTAAATGTTACGGTTCCACCAGCCTCAAATGTAATTACAGCTGAACCATTAGTTTCATCGTAGTCAAGAAGCGCACCGTTCCAACCGCGAACAACTGGAGCAAGCGGTGGTACTCCGTTATCGTATATAAGTTCTAAAGCCATTACAATTGAGAGTTACGTTCTTGAATTCTGCGAGCGTTTTCATCACTACGGAGGTCGTTAGATGCTACAAACGCACGAACTGGTTTATCTAATTTACCAACCATTGAAATGTTTGCAGATGCAATAGCACGAAGAAGTTCTACTTGCTCATTAGCAACCTGAGCAGGGTCCTTTACAACTCCACCAGCGGCAAACTTGTAGTTTGACTTACCGTATCCGTTAATCTGGTCTAGAAGAGTTTTGTACTTCTGAGTTGACTTTTTATTAACGATGTACTCACCGCCTTCCATCTCGTAGCCTCCTTGACCACGAACAGTAAATGGAACACCGCCCTCGGCGTGAGAAGGTCCATTAACGACACCACCTTGAGCAAACTTAGTTGGGAAGAACTGCCGTTGGTTGATTGCTCGAAGTTCTTGACCATATCCAACGCTAGCAAATGCAGATGTGATTGCAGCCTTAATAGATATAGTAAGCGGGTCGCCCTCTCCTTTTAAAATAAGGTTAGGGATGATTGAACCAAGAGCAGACAGGTAGTCTACTAAAGCTTTTTGCCTGTCTCTTTTTTGTTCAGCTTCAAAGATTTGTTTTTCAATCTTGTTTTGAGCCTGAACTTCTTTTTTTCGGTTCTTTTCTATTTGCGCTCGATACTCTGCTTCAGATATTAGCTGACCTTCAAGTTTAGCCTGAAGAATTTCATCTTCAATTTCAGCACTATTTTTAATTGCATCTAGCTCTCGGTCAAGACGGTTCTTTGTGTTTTCAAACGCAACTTCATTGAACCTATCAATAATCTCAATACTCTTGTCGAGAACCATTTGTAGTCCCTCTCCAATAGTTAGGTCAAGACCAAGGTTAAAGTTCTCTCCGAAAGCAGCCCCAAGTTCAAAAAATTCCTGTTTGTCTTTCTGGTTTTCTTCTGGGGTTATTCCAGAATTCGCAAGCTGATTGTACTTTGATTGTATCGCTTCAAGTGCTGCCTCAATCTTAGCTCTTTCCTCAGGGCTTAGGCTATCCTTGATTGAGTCATAAAATGCTTCAACCTGTTGAACGTATGTTTTAAGTCCGTTGATATATTCTTGTTGACGCTCAAACAACTTTGCCTGTCCATACGCAGTATCTGAGTATGAATCATCTAAGTCAGACAGCCCACGGCTAAATACCGAGAACACATTGCCACTTCCAGAAAGTAGCTCATTGGCTATATCAGAACTTGTACGTTCAGACTTTATCAATAGCTCAGTTAGCTTCTGAGCCAAGTCAAGTGCAGATTGACCAAATTGTTCATTTACGTTTTGAAGCCGAAGTGTGTTTTTCTCGCTACCCTTGAACAGTGAGTTGTACTTCTTGAAGAACTCTTCAGAACTTCCGTCCCAATCTTCAAGAGCTTTTCTGATGTTTACAAGAGCAAGTTCGTAAAGCTCGGCGTTTTCATTTAGCGCCTCTGTTCTTTCAGCGTCAATTTCAGCCTGCTCAGATATTGTTGCCGCATTTTCACTACGAAGTGTATACTCATCCTCGATTTGTTTTTTGCGGCGAGAGAACGCTTTGTCCTCTTCTTCGGCCCTATCTTTTATTTGTTTAAGCTGTAAGTCTAGTTCTTTGCGCTCTTGCTCAAAAAGTGACAAATACTTATCTGTCGGGTCTTTCTTTACGCTTTCTTCTTTTTCAAGCTCACCAGTGTATTCGGAAAGAGAAACTGACAATTCCCTATAAGCCTTTGCACGGCCCTCTAAGAAACGACCCTTTGCCCTTTCTGACGCTACGGAAGATTTTAGAAGTTCGTTTGCTTCCTTTTCTAGTTTCACAGCGCCACGCAAGTACCGTTGAGAAGCCTCTTGAGCTTCTATTTCTCTGGTTTTTACATCCGTAATCTGCTTGATTGCCTCAACTTCATCTTTTAAAACACGAAGCACGGAACGTCTTCCTTTTTCAAGGTCGATTCTTTTTACTTCCTCATTTCGTAGCTTAGTAAACTCACCAGTAATTCCGCTAAGTCCCTGAGCGGCGTTTCTCAATCCATCAAACTGATTAATCAACGACTGCAATGCTGGTCCAAAAATTGGTATAATTCCAGCAATCCTTGCCAAAAGACCAGACTCTGAAGCTAATCTTTCAAGCTCATTGTTCAGCTCCTCTAATGACTTTGGGTTTGCCTTGTTTAATTCATCAAGAACCTCTTTTACATTTTCATCGTTTGTGTCCTTTAAAAGCTCGTTAAGTATTTCGAGTTCTGTATTATTGCGCTTAAGTCCATCAGCAAGTCTCTTATCAAACGCATCACCAAGTCGCTCTGACTCATTGCGAAGGATAACGTATCCCCTTGCAAGGTTTTCTGAGTTTTGACTTAATAACCCAATAGAGTTTAATACAAGGTTATTTGAAACCAAAAACTCACCAAATGATATCTTGAGGTCGTTAAAAGAACTGCTAAGGATGTCAAGTTGTCCAGAGACCGAAGACATCTGTCGAGCAGTTGCCGATAACTGTTGAGCAAAGCCTTCTTGGACAAGAGTTGCATCATTTACAGCATCTATGTTCCTAAGAACCGTAATTAGTTGAGCAGCTCCAGTCTTACCAACCAATTCCTCAGCTTTTGCTACGCTAATGTTTTTATCCGCAAGAGTTTGAAGAGTTACAGATATGTCTTCGCCAGGTTTCTTTAGGTCAAGTAAGATTTTGCGAAGTCCAGTTCCAGCTCTAGATGCACTAAATCCGTTATCCGATAGGATGCCAAGAATCTTCGCCGTCTTCTCAAAGCTCAAGCCAGCCTGACTTGCAAGTGGTCCAACATAACCAATTGCTACACCAAAATCTTCAAGTGTTAGCGCAGACTCGTTTACAGCAGAAGTAAGTGTTGCGGCTGTAGATGCTGCCCCAACGCTACTAATCTGAAACTGGTTTTGAACCTTAACGAGCGCCGAACCAACAGCAGTAATGCTTTCGCCAGTTGCCTGTGCAGCTAGCGCTACTGGAGACAGTAGATTTGGAATATCTTTAGCTGATACACCAAGTTTACCTAGTTCGATTGCAAGTTCAGATATCTCGTTTGCAGTAAATCTTGTTTCTACTGCGATTTCACGAATTGAATCTTCAAGTCGTTTGATTTCTGGCCCAGTGGCGTTTGTTACGGCTGCTACCCGTGAAATGTTTTTGTCAAAGTCAATAAAAGCCTGAATAGAGCTAGTGATGAATCGCTGAGTCCCACCAACTACTGTCCCAAGCACCTCATAGATTCCTATGAACTTTACTATACTACCTATTGCCTTTCCAATAGATTGCGGAGAGAATGAATCAGTAAATGCTTTTCCAAAAAATCTTTGACGCTCGGCAGCGGCAGCAGCGGCTTTTGCAGCTCTTTCGTTTGCAGCAGCTTTTTCGTTTGCGAGCTTTGCATCAAGCCTATTTTGAGCAAAGATGTCTTTGCCTTCTTTTTTTATGTCGGAGACACGCTCACGCCTACGAGCTTTTTCTTTCTTTTCTTCCTGCTCGATTTCAAACAACCGATTCTTCTGTTGGCGAAGTAGGTCTTGAATCTGCTTAGTCTCTTCATCATACAGGCGCTTCTTTTCAGCGCGCTCTTGAGCAATACGCTCCCTTAAGTCTTTTAATGCTTGTCGAGCAGCAGCTTGACGCTCTTTGATGATTGCGCGCTCCTGTTGCGATGCAAGCTTTTCTTGGTCAGCAAGCTCTTTGAGCTGTGTCTTGTATGCGGATTGCTCTTTGCGAAGCTCCTTAAGCGTTTTATTTACAAGTGTGCTGTATGTAGAGTCAAGAGACTTTACTTTCTTTTGTAGGTCTGCAATTCTCTCTGATGTTCCTTCGGCAGCCTCGCCATCCTTAGCGAATTCTTTTGCAACTTTCTCTGCACTTTTTACAAGGTCAATAAAGTCTTGACGAGCTTTATTGGCGGATGAACCAATTTCTTTCTGTATTGTTTTCCAATCGTTCCCCTCTTCAACGAGGGCAGTAAACTTTGCGGTTAAGGCGCCAATACTTGCGGTTAGTTTGTCAACCGCACTAATCTGTTTGTCTAAATTGTCAGGTTCTCCAGCCATCTTATTGGAATATACTAATTACTTTATTTATTGAGCTTGTGCCTAGGTTTTGCAACCAGATTTGGTTGAACTCCTCGAGTGCAGATAAAATTGCAAATTCTGCAACAATGTTACCAGAGGCAAAATATGGACTTCTGTTCTTTAGTTGTTGGTTTTGGTTGATTGAGCGAGCAATCAAGAACGCTAGACTTGCACGAGCCTTCTTTGACTTTTCTGCACCAACGAGAGGATACAGGTATGTCTTTGTTTTACCGCCACGAGAACCCTTGTTGAAGTTTCTTTTTTCTCTGCGGGTAGAGTAGTTGTTGCTCTGCTTGTAGTTGTTCCCGTATTGGCTTTTCCAAGTGCCATTCTTCACCTTGGCAAAAATCCAACTCTCGATTTGTCGAGCGCTTACTTCGATTTCAAAGGTAGGATTTTCTCCAGCGGTAGAGTCGACAAGTTCAGCGTATTTGGGCTTTGATAGTCTATTGATAAACGTGACCGCAACATTTTCTATTACATCAAGGTCTTTGTTTATGGAATACGAAATACTCAAGTCCTTTGAGAAGTCTCTTGCTAGGATTGCGCTTGATAATTTACCAGTGTAGTATTGGTTTTTGCGATTTAACGCATTAACCATAGCCTCGTTAAGTCCAGAAGAACGGAGCTTACGAAGGAGTATTGCCCTGAGCTGACCACCCTGTTTTCGTGCGCTCATTATTCAGGAACATAGCTTGAGTTTAGAGACTCATCGGTACAAGAGATGTTCTTATCAAAGTCCACTTCAAAGCTGCACACTGCGGCAGTAAGGTTGTACTCATCTGTTGGCGCTTGTGCAATGCTCACCTCTTCAAATTCCACATCATTGTCAAGACTAAGAATGAAATCCTGAACCTGACCAACAACAAAAAGGTTCTCCTGCATTGAAATCACCAGCGACTCTTGGTCATCTGCTAAGCATTTGTCTACCACAAACAGGGCAAACGTAACCTTGTTAGTGTTTAGTCGGTGAGAGATGTTGCTTGACTCAACAGAGATAAACAGTGAACGAGAATCCACGTTCATCGTGTCAACCTCTTCAATAGAGCCAACAACCTTAAAAGCTTCAATCATTCTATGCCCTTCAGCAAAGCCCTTGAGGTGCTTGTAGAAATCAAAAAGAGTGGTCATAGATGCTTTTGTTAATTTACAAATTACCGCCTGCGGGCCTCTTCAGCTCTGCGCTCGGCTTCGATTCGCTTAGCAAGCTGTACCCTGTAGGCCATCTCCACCAAAACATCAGACATCTTCATATCGTACACAAACTGAAACTTAGTCAAGTCCTCATTCGCCAAAGCTCTTACAATCGAGTACCAAAACCACCTCTCGTTAAAGGTATCTGGCTCATCTGGTTCTTCCTCCTCTTCTCCTTCGATTGGCTCAATCCTATTGTAGATTACACCCTCAAACTTGGTAAACAGAACATAGTCCCTGTTTTGCATCATACTCTTGATGATGTGCGCTATTGCTATAGCATCCTCCTCGTAAATCGAGTCTATTAACTTCTCTTCCTTCTCTTGGTCGGTGTTGTCGAACTCTGGCTCATCTTTGGGTCTTATGATGAGCGCAGCAACAGATGACTCATCGAACCCGTTCTTGATTGTATGCTCGAGTAAAATAAATTGCGTTAGAGACATCTTTAGGATGTCGGTGTACACATTATACCTGTCAGCCATAGAAGATGCGTCTATGGCCCTAAAACTGCCCTCATTTAAAGCGTCAGCAGCGTCCATTACATCCAGCCTCTCGGATATGGATATTTCTTTCAGGAATTGCTCTAATCTGTCGTTGCTGATTGCATCAGCTAATTTGAGTTTTAATCCGAACTTCATAAGAACATTGTTACTCCACCGTCTTGCTCCTTGAACGCGCACCACGCACCAATAGCCAAAGACATCACCATATCATCGTGCTTGCCAAGTGAGTTCGAGAACTGGATGTTTCCAGTGATTGGATTCCTCTTGCTCTTAAAGTCGTAAAGTTCCTTAATCAGGTCGAGGTTGTCTGGGATAGTAATCTTCTTGTCCTCGAAGAGCTTCATAAGGTTCCTGATGATTTCAGGCTTTGTCTGACCAGTAGTTTGGAACGGAAGCATCTTGTACAGCCTGTCATCCTCGGTAATCTCATCAAACAACAAGTCGTTGTTGTTGACCTCGAAGTAGCAGGCCATCAACTTCTCATCGTGCTTCAGGTAGAAGTCCTTGATGCGATTCTTGAACATATCAGCATCCATACCCAACTCACGATACTGAAACCTATCAATATCGATAACATCATAATCTTGGTTCATTGCGGTTAAAACAGTGTAGTCATACGCCACACCAATGTCCATCCCAATGTATACTCGTTCGGTAGTGTTTGGGGCATACTGCCGAGTGGCCTCCTCTACGTTGCTAAACAATGCATCACCACTTACAGGCTTACACAGGAACTCTTGGTCGAACTGAGCCTTTGTCATACTCTGCTTGATGCCGAGTACCGTCTTCTCGACCAATGGGTCTTTTAGGTCAAGATACGTCCGCTTGATGGATTTAATCTGTTCCCAGTTCTTTTCATCCATTCCCTGCACATACTTGTCCCAGTACCAGTTCTTGCCGTTGAATGTCGAAGACATCACCACCCGCCCGCCTGTGCGAGTCACCATAGGAAGCAAAACCTCGTTGATGAAGTCCTCACTCATAAACGCAGCCTCATCGATGTATATGAAGTCCAACGTAGCACCACGAAGGTTATCGCCAGAGTCAGCAGACCTGAACTTGATAAAGCTTCCGTTGTGAAAGAACATCTCATTGTTCTTCCTGTCGAAGCGCTTCACTATCTGCTGGAATAGTTCCTGATGGTTTATGAACGCAGCCTCGATGTCCTTCATCACCTTGTTGGCTTGGTCCTGAATAGGACTCACCCAGAACATACGAGTGCGAGGCTTGTTGAGCGCCCGCATCACCGCATCGTTCATCATCATAAAAGTCTTACCTGTCTGTCGACCAGCAACGATAAGCGTAATAAACGGCTTGTCCTTGTGGATGACATTCAAGAAGTCTCTCTGAGGCTCCGAAGGGTTATATAGATTAATCTTCATCCTCGTAGTCTATGTCGATGAAGCCACTCACGTCTTCGGTTGTTTGTGTAAGGTCAATCGTTGCCTTCACATCAATCTTAGTCTGCTGCACCTTCACAGGAGCCTTGAAGCCCTGCATATCGTTAATCATCTTCATAGCCTCCATAGCCATCTTGACATCACCAACAGACATAGCCTCATCACGAATCTTAATCAGCAACTCAAGGTTCATACCCTTAGTCGCCTCCACCTTCTCCTCGGTCTTGTTGACCACACTACGCAAAGCCAAATAAAAAGCAGTGCCGTAGTTGTTCTTGTCCCGATAGTAGCTCGTGTAGTTAAGCTCCTTCGCAATCTTACCCTGCTGCTCGATGCCTTCAGTGCGGACACGCTCAATGAACTCCTCCTGCATCGCAGTAAGCCCAGAGCCTCTTCCAGAGACCACCTCGTTCTTAGCGTTTCTTATGGATGCCATACACTGGGATGCTGTTGATACCAAAACGCAAGGTGAAGAAAAACTCATCATCGAACTTAGGCTCGAACTCGTAGTGGTAATACTTCATCACATTAGACTTCACACGCTGGATGCAACTACCACAAGCAGTCTTCGGATTCTCAACCACCCGAATGTAGTTTGACTTTCCAACCATAGAGTTGTGAAACTCGAACATCGCTGCCCTCAAGTCACCCTTCGGCATACTGTGAGTCAACAGCTCTCTAATCAATTCTCTGAATTCCATATCCAAATATACAATGAATTACGTTATGAATTACTAAAAGAACTTTGTATAATAGTATACTATATATAGTATACTATCTATATTAGTATACCTATATTACTCTACATTATACTATTATTAATGATATAATAGTAGAATACTCGTATAGAGTATTCTATAGTAGTATAATAATAGACAGAGTAAAATGGGAGTGAGAGCGAATGTTGGCAGAATCGTTCATTCCCCGCGTACAAAGGGGCTAGTTAAGAACAAAAAGTAAAAATTTTACGGTCACAAAAAATATTTTGCAAATTCTGCAAAAACTTGTGCAAAAATATAGTATCTTTTTTCTACATAGTGTTGCATATGTCCCAACTATGTACTACTTTAGTAGTGTTGAAAAACAACACACTAACAACAAACTAAAAACTATTTATACAAATGTCAACCTCTTCAAATCCACAAATGACAACCGTACTCGTAAACGTATCTCGTAACCGCGTCGCTACAGAAAATGACCTTGCAAAGTACGATATCGTGCAACTCCTTCAGAATTTTATAAATGTAGTAAACGCCGAAAAATCGGAGGAATATGTACGCCACTTTGAGAAACACCTTGCGGCAATTGCCGACAAACTTGGCAACCCCGAAATTAAAACGGCATACGTACCAAAGCAAAAGTTTGTTTTTGCCGAATAGTTCCAATACGGGGAGGTGAAATACCCTCCCCTTATTTCTACAAATACTCCTCAAAAATTCCTACACAATGTCTACACAATTTGAACAAATCAGTGCCGAAGATTTAGCGTTATTCCTGGCCAAGCATAGTACAAAGAAAACCCAGGCTAAGCGTACAAATAGCCCTAAGGCTAAAAGTGTAAAAACCCGCAAGGGAGTTATGCAAGTATTAGACAGGGATGGATACAAGTTTATTCCTGTAAGGGATACAGATAGTATGAAGATTATTGTAAAAACTTACAAGAAGCCAAAGTACAGAAAGAATATGTATGCTCGTATTTTTTGGGAGCAAGAAAAATGGTAACTGTCTAACTATTATTTATACAACTCTAAAACTATTATTATGATTTCATTTGTCCAACTATTAATGCTAATTGGCCTGGTAATTATTGTACCAATGCTCGTGTCCGAAGGTGTACAACTCTTTAAAGAACTGTTCAACGATGCAAAGTAAAGAACTTATACAAGTGTCCGAAAGCCTATTTGCCCAGGATTTATCAAAGCCTATGAATATAAATGGCGCTGCAAGTTCTCGAGGATATTACAATTTAATTATATCAATAAGGGATGTAAGATTATACAAAGCAGGTATCAAGCCTCATAGAAATTGGAAGGTAACAGATGTAAAGAAATACTTTGGTATTTCTGGAAATACTGATACTGTATTGTCCAAGTTAGAAAAGATTAAAGATATAATTAAGTAGGTAAGTTTATAGGGATTCTTACCTCGGGGTCTGTAGAAATACAGGCCCTTTTTATTCCCTTTTTATTTAATTATTAATTCTACAAGTTATGACCTATTCAGAATTTCAAAAATCATTCACACATTTCTACTTATACCACAAGTTGATTAAGCCGCTGGGTTCCGAGAAAGCCGAAGAAATTATCCATTCTTTTTATACATCCTGTTTAGATAATATTGGCGAAAGATACTTCGAGTATTTGGAGCGTAAAGGCCCAGACCCTGATATTATTACGGCTGCCTTTCCCTGGCATTCTACCAAGCAAGGACACGACTTTTGGTCGCTCGTTAATCATATTATTCAACATCAATAAAAAAAGATATGGCATCGCATTTATTTACAGAAACTGTCGCAGACCCATTAGATTATAATATCGAGTTGGGTCTCGATTTTTCCGCTCGAGTATACGAGGATTATGACTCAGGTAATTATACAATCTTTGAGCGTACTCCAAGATTATATATCAACGGAAAACTGTACGATTTACCGAAAGATATTTCGGATAAGTTAGAAGAGATTATTGGTGAGTATTATGAATCTATTAACTATGAATAACCTAAACAACTATGACACAAGCAATCAACTTCAAGGATATATCAAGTGGTAGTATTATTTCTATTTCTGATATTGTTAGCAAACTACAAAAGACAGGAGTAATCTTCGGAGCAATGTACGTCAAGAAAGACGGAGAATTGACTGAGATTAACGGTAGGTTTGGTGTGCGTAAGTTTCTAAAAGGAGGCAATCGCACTGCTCCAAATACTATGCTTGTCATTTGGGAGAATAACCGCAAGCGTTATACTTCAATTGACCCAGAGCGTATTATATCAATGCGAGTACAAAAGAAAGAGTATTTAAACTTTAACTATAAATCTTAATTAGATGGAACTTCTCACACAGAACTCTAAGATTAAAAAGACAGGTAAAAAGTTCGGAGTTAGATTATTCAACTTCGGTATTACTGCATATAAATCTCAGAAGACAGGCAAAATGATTTGCCCTTTTGCAGATAAATGTGTCAAGTATTGTTATGCACAAAAAGGTGCATATATATGGAGTAATGTCAGTCCAGTATTTGAGAAAAGATACGAGGCTACATTACGAGAGGACTTCGTTGAGATTATGTCTCAAGAAGTTCGCAAGAAACGTGCAGATTTTGTGCGGGTACACGATAGCGGAGATTTCTATTCACCTGAATATCTGCGTAAGTGGTTTGATATAGCAAGAGAGAATCCAAGTGTAAACTTTTATGCTTACACTAATTCTCTAAATCTTGTGCGAGGTAATGATATCCCTGAGAACTTTGACTTCATATTCTCTGATGGTGGCAAACTTGCACATACTATTGACACTGATTCCGAGCGACATAGCAAGGTATTCAAGACAAAAGATGAGTTATTATCTGCGGGATATGTTGACTCCTCAGAGTACGATTTGTACGCTACAAAGTGGTACAATGCTACAGGTAAAGTTGGTCTAATCTTTCACTAAACAAAAATATGCTAGAAGAATATAATGTTATGATGTTTCAGTTCGAAGAGTTTAAGAAATCTCTTGTGAACTTTGAACACGAGGCAGGCAGTGCTGTATTGTACAAACTGCTTGCATTCGATATCGTTGAGGATTTGGTTGGGGATTTAGAGCGTCAATTGACTGATGCTGAAGAAGTTCTCAAGCAGTATGCGTATGAAAATTAAAAACACAATTCTATGAAATTCTACAAACTAAAACAATTGCAGTGGGCGTATGGATACGACCAATTGCAGCAACTTATTGATACAGGTATGGCTTGGAATATGGAAGGCGCTATGGGTCGTGCCGCTATGGATGCGCTCAAGAATGGTGCTTGTTTCTTGCCGACAAGTTCTCGAAAAGATTATTACGGAAATGTAGTACCAAGCCGATATATGGTCAAAGATGGTACTGCTGGTAGTTATGCAAATAGTGTCAAGTTTTACTCAAAATTGTCAATCTGATATGCCCACTAATCTAACCAAGGCTTTTGCCGAACTTCGCAAGAATGGATATTTTGCGAGGCAGAACTTTATGTGCTGTCAATCCTGTGGATGGGCCGCAATAACCGATGAACAGGCAAAGAATGCTGTGTTCTACCACAATCAGGACTACCGAGATTTAAAATATGGAAATGACCTATACCTTGCTTGGGCTGGTGATGGGAACTTCATTGCTCGAACTTTGGAAAGTTTTGGTATGAGGGTTAAGTGGGACGGAGATAGTTCCGACAGGATTATGGTTTATGCTTCAAGTATTGTTTAACTAAAAATTTATTTATTATGCCTAATTATTGTGAAAATACTCTTGAGGTAGTTTGTACCAGAGAGTTGTTTGATTCTGTAGTTTCTCCTATGCTCTTTGTGAGCAATGATAGTAGCCACGAGTACCCTGACACTTTGCTGAATGGGAAGCGGTTCTCTTTTCGTGCTTTCTTGCCCACTCCGAGCGATTTACAGGGCATTTCTGCCCCTGCGCGTATAGTTACCGAGGCTGAGCGAAATGAGTGGCTTAGAGCGAAGGAAAACGGAGAGCATCCTTTTGGTGGCGCTCCTATAACTCAAGAAATGCACGATGAGTTTTTGTCTAAATACGGATTCACCGATTGGTATTTTTGGCAGATTCATCATTGGGGAACCAAGTGGGATGCTGATGTGTACAACATTGCGTTCGAACAAAAAGAGAATACGTTTGGTGAAGATTTCGTGCAATTGCGAGTCAACTTCAATACCGCTTGGTCACCACCTAACGAATGGTTTGACCGATTAACTTATGCACTTGGAGAGCAGGCAGTTTATATGGAACTTCGGTACTCCGAAGAGGGTCTTGACTTCGCAGGAACGTATTACTTTGATGCTGGAGAGCGTTGGGATGCTGAAGGTCGTATTTATATGATTCAAGATTCCACAGGTTTACCAATAACCTACGACCAAAGGTCGCAAAGATGGCGTAATGAGAATGGTCATTTCGTTTCTGATGATGATATTCGTAGCGAGGTAGAATACGATAGTCAGTCCCTGTGCTAATTCTATTTTTAATCTTATTCATAACTATAACAATACCTGAATGGAACGAGGGAAGAAGAAATCGCAGATAGATACAACATCACTTAAGTTGTTGTACAATAGTGACTTAGATAAACTT